TCACGCTGTCCTCATAGATTTCCAGGTTGATATAAGCCGCCGCTTGTTCCATCCGTCAACGCCCTCCTTTCATCCGGCGAAAGCCGCCGTCATGTAATCGATATCGTATTCCAGGGTAAAATCAATCTCCTGGGCGGGAGAGGGCGGCGTCAGAAAGATATGGATTTTCATAATACCGCTCATCAGGTCCGTTACCGGATTTTCCTCCGCCAGCAGCTCCGCCCGCGCCCCCAGCAGATACCCGGCAGCCGTCAGGCCGTTGAGCCAGATATTGCAGGTATCCAGAATGCTGTCCGCAAACCGCCGTGTCATGGGCTTGTCCAGCTTGCCCCAGAAGGTTCGGATGATGGTGTTTCCCACCCAGTCAAACATCCGGGAGACAGGAATGAAGTAGTCTTTCACGTCCGTGTTGGCGGGATAACAGGCGGTGTAATTGTTCCGGCAGGTCCAGCCCATCCCCAGGAAGTTCAGTGCCGTTACGATGCCATAGCCCGCGATGATGTTGGCCTGTTCAAAGGTCAGGGCCACTTCCGTGCCGTCCGCCAGACAGCAGCCGTCCATTTTGTAGGTCTTGTTGGATGGGGATTCGTAGGGCACGCCCGCGTTTCCGGCGTCCACCTGAGCAATTAAGCCCGCCAGCTGCGTGGACATATGGAACCGGTAATCCCCCAGCTTCACCATGGGCCAGCAGAGAATTTGATTTTCATCGACCACGTTGTTTTTGTTCTTCCAGGGCGTCAGGCCGGAGTATTCCTGTACGCCCTCCGGCCCGCAGTCCACGTCAATGAGGGCCTTTGCGCGGAACAGGCCGTTAATGCCCGCCGCTTTCGTTGCCATGACTGCCGCCAGAACGGGGTCATGGGACCAACCGGGCACACAGAGCAGATCCGGAATCACGCCCACCGTGCTCATGCAGGCATCCACCGCGCCCGCGCCTTCCACCATGTCCGCCAGAACCACAGCGTCCGGCTTCACCTTTGCCGCAGTGATGTTCAGCGCGGAAGCCTCGTAGGAGCTTCCGGAACCCAGCAGCTCCACGATGCAGGCGGCCTGGTCCTCGTCGTAAAAGACGGTGTAATCCTCGTCCGCCGTCAGAGTGGTTTCACCGTTGGCAACTGTCAGCCCGTCCGCAATGGCCCCAAAGGGCAGAACGGCCTTGTGATTGGATACGCTGTATTCTGCCTGTGCCGCCGCCTCCTGCATGGACGCAGGGTCCAGGACGTTGCAGAAGATCACCGGCTGACAGCCAAAGAGTTTGAAGTGGGAATACATGAATTCGCAAAGAGAGTAGGTCTTCCAGTCGTAGCTGAAGCCCAGCTTTTCCACCGCTTCCGTCCAGCTGGTGCAGAGGACGGGGACGCCGGGTTTCGCCGGCTTGGCGGCCGCGTGGACGGGGGCCGTGCCAACCACAAAGGGAATCCCCGAGTTGGCCACCACCGGCGTGCTCACCGCCGTTTCCTTTTCATAGACATGTACGCCTAAATTCGGCATGATTTCGTTTCCTCCTTAATTTCCTGCCAGACGCCGTGCGTTGACATAGAGCGCGTTGCCGGGCGTCTTGACCTGAATCCGGGCGTCCGGCAGCGCGTCGCCGGAGACAATCAGCGTCTTGACCACCGGATACTGCCGCACGGCATCCGCCGCGGCCCGCAAGGCGTCCGCCCGGCTCCCGCGGAAAATCGCGCCGTGCTGGAGCAGGCCCGCCAGATTTGGACCGATGTAGCAGTAAATTCCGGACCGCTTCCCCTCCGCCAGGGCTGCTTTTACCGCGGGCGGTCCTTCCTTGGGCTGATCCGGCTTCACCGGGGTTTCCCCGTCCATCGCCGGGGTAGAAACTTGTTTCTTCGTCATAGTGCAACCTTCCTTCCAACGGGAGGCAGTTTCCACTGGGAAACCATCTCCCCTAAATAATATGGGGCTGTGCTTGAACTGGCGTCGTCCGGATAGGCCAGGGATTCCAGGCCCTCTTTGAGATCCAGCCGGAATTGCTTTCCAATTACCACCTGTTCCAGCAGCGCGATCCGCAGCCGCTCCATCACGTTCAGGAGATACAGCCCGCCTTCTTCCTCATCCTTGCAGTAGACGCAGAACACCGTCCGGACAACCGCGGAAGAATCCGGCGTTCTGTCTCCCGGCTTCTGAACGTCTTTACCGGTCACGGCTTGATGTAGGATATACGGAGCTTTCCGGGTGGCCGCGCCAAATTCCGGCAGGCGCATCCGGTAGACGCCCGGCGGGCCATACCGGGGCGGAAGAAGGAGTTCTTCTTCCTGCGGAACCAGCGGGAGCAGGAGGTCTCGCGTCGCGGCAATAGTAAACGCCTTGAGCTGTTCCAGCAATATCACCCTTGTCATACTACCTCCACCCGTTCAAAAAGGCGTTGATCTCGTGATCCAACCGGTCCTCAAAGGTCTCCACCGATTCCCTGGCAAGCCGTTCCTCCACTTCCGGACTGCCCAGCATCTGGGGGACGGAGGAACCCATGATTTCCTGGATTTCGTCCCTGCCGCTGGATGTCTTGCCGCCGGTGCGCTCAAACAGTCCCACATGCCCGGAACCAGGCATCCGCGCCACAAACGCGCTGTGAAACCGTTCCGGAGACGTGCTTTTCAGCTGGTGCCCGAAAGCGGGAGCATTGGGATTCCCAGGCACGGGATATTTCGGCGCCGCACCGCCGTAGCGGTGCAGCGGGATCTTGCGCCCGGCAAAGAGGATGGACGCCTGTACGCCGTCGTGATAGCTGTACCGGACCGTTACGTTTTCATTGGCCCGTACATCCGCCGCGGCGATGTCGTAGCGTTCCCGGACCGCCTTGACGCTGCTGGTACGCAGGTGGGAAACGGACCGGGCCATGGCGCTCCGGACGGCCTTTTCCATGCCGCCGGGAATCCCGGACAGCAGCTTTTCCGCCCGGGCAAGGCTGTCCCCGCCTGCGGCCTGTACGTGTATCACGCTCATTCTACAACAGCCTCCAATTCCAGCCGCAGCATCCCCATCTCACAGCCTGCGGCGGCGATCAGAAACTTCCGGGGCAGCGGGCTTCCGTCTGAAATCAGGAGCGTCTTTCCCAGCTTTGGTTCCTTCCCTCCCAGGTCGGAGAGGGCGCAGTACAGGACGAAAGATTTCCGGTACAGCCCCGGCGCGCCGTCGGACCCGCCACGGCCAAACCCGCGGGCCGTCAGCTGTTCCCGCTCTCCCGCCTCCTGATTTTGGAGGGAGGCGGGGACCTTGGCATAGGTTTTCCCGTCGTATTGGACGGTATATTCCGACGCAAATTCCTCCGTGTTCAGAAACACGTTATGGATGTCCTGGGCAATCAGGTCCTTGAAACTCACCGTTTCCCCCGTTTCTTCTCCGCCTCCTGAACCTCCGGCCCGGCTTCTTCCTCGCGCTTCGCACTCCCGGCGCGAAGCCATGCGTCCGCCATAGCGGCGTTGTCCGGCGGAAGTGCGTCGCCCCGCTGGTAGCTCCGGCCCTGATATAAAACCGGACGCTGTGCAATCAATTTCGTCATAGCTGCCTCCGCTCAGCCCAGGAGCTTGACCAGGACCACCGGATCATCCGCCGCCGCAGGAGCCGCGGCGTACCCGGCGGGGATGCCGCCCTCCGTGGCGGCGATCACGTCCAACTCCGCGTCATAGAAAACCGCCGCGCCTTGGTCAATGGCTGTACTCGCCGCCTTCGCCAGCTTGAATACGCCTTCCACATGAACGGTGCCGGTGCCACCCGCCGGGATATCCCCGGCGGCAATGCCAATCCGCGTGCCCAGACTCACCACGGAACCGTTTGCCACGGTCTCCGCAGCTGTGTAATCCAGGGCCTCGCCCTTCTGCCAGTAAATCGCTTTCATCTTCAACGCCTCCTTACGCCAGCTTCACGCCGTCATTCCGCAGCAGGCCGCGGAAGTCCATAGCGTTAATGCCCCAATCCAGCCAGATATCCCAGACAAAGCCAAGATACCCCGCTTTCTCGCTCCGGCGGAAGGTGGGGGCCGTAACGCCGTTGAGGTAGTCCACCTGAATCCCTTTCACCTGCCGCGGGTCTGCGGCCATGAACCACGGGCACGCGCCCTCGCCCGCCAGGACGTTCAACGTTCCTTCTTCGATAATCTGAAGCTGGTTTTGATACCGGTTGTGGAGTACGTTCACGGTATGGCTGCCCAAACCGTCCACATCAATTTCCGCCGTATGGAACAGCCGGTAAAGCAGCATTCCCCAGCCCACCGGGACAATGAGCTTGGCCGGTTCCACCATAATGCTCTCTCCAAACTGGTCCGTCTGCATTCCCATCATTAGAATCATCTTTTCCAGCACGTCCAGGCTGGGCGCGCTGCCGGAGGAAATCAAATTCTTGTGGGCCGGATCAAAGAGCGCAACCCCGTCAAAGACCGCCGGATTTTCAAAAATCAGCTCATAGACTTGTTTGTTGATCTTCCGCTTAGCCCGGCTGGCATACTGGGCGGGCATATGCGAGAGGAACCCGATGTCGTCGTTGATAAACGCTTCCCGCGTCATGGTAAACTGGGTGCCGTAAGTTTCCAGCTTCCGGTTCGGAAGCATGTCGGTTTGGAGCGTGCTGTGTTTCAGCTCGCCGCCTTCCGAAACCTTGTAAAAATCACCGCCGCTCAAAACATAGTTGTGATCTTTGGTGAGCTTGAAATCTGTCAAGGTTCCCCGGCTGGTCCAGCTCTCAAAGGTGCAAGGGACATGGGCATATTGCTGGACGATAGACTTTTTGATCGCATCGTCCAAAATGGCGGGAAAATCCGCCGTAGGAGAGAAAAACTGCCGGACCGCGGTATCCCACAGGTCGGCGCGGGAGCGGCGCAGAAGCTCTGCCGCGCTGCCCTGTCCGCTGCGGGCCATGCTCTCAATCAACAAGTCGCGCATGGACATCCCCCGCATCTCCTCCGCGCCCTGGGCGGGCGTGTCCACCTCTACGCCCGCCTGAAGCAAAAGCGCGTCACGGGCGGCGTCGCGGAAGCTGTCCGCCCCAGGGTCCCGCGCCCCGGTCCGTACCGGCGCACCGTGCTGAATTAAGTATTCCACCGCCGCCGCCCGCACGGTGTCCAGGGAATCGCCGTTCCTGATATATTCCTCCGGCTCCATGCCGGTCTGGCGGCACAGAGCCATAATGCCGCCGATACGCTGTCTCTCCGCCTCCATGGCCCGCTGGGCGTCGTCCATACAGCTGGAACCGTCTTCCGCGCCGCGCTGGGAACCCTCCGGCGAAGGCTCCGGCTCTGCCTCGATCTTCCGCTGAAGATCCTCAAATTCTGCCTGTTCCTCCGCCGTCAGGCCCCGGCCCTCTCCGCGGGCCGCGTTCAGAATTTCCTGCTGCCGGTCAATCCATTTCTTTTTCATTGACTGCCTCCCATTCGATTGATGTTGATTTGAATCTGTCGTTCATACAGGGACAAGTCCAGGCCGTCTCCTTCCGACCGCCCCACACCCACCGTAGCGTCCGCCGGAACGGACACGATGGACACTTCCAGCGGTGTCCACCTCCGGGCAATCTCGCAGGGCCCGGTAAAGCGTCCGTCCGCCGTGGCCGCGCCCGCCTTTACCGTCTCCCAGGTGTCCACGGTGTAACGGACAGAGGTGGTTTTCAGGGTCCCGGACTCGACCTTTCCGAAAACCTTCTCCGTGTCCTCGTCGGTGTCAAATTCCACTTCCGCATACCCGCGCCCGTTCTCCACCCAGGCCCGCAGAACCTTGCCCAGCACACGGTTTACATCGTGGTTGAATAGCAGCACGCCGCTGCCGTTCAGCCGGTCCAGGTTCACCGCGTTTTCAGCATGGTCCAGGACTTCCATGCCAAAATACCGCCGGTACGGCGTTTCGCTGGAAAAGCTAAGAATCCGCTTCCGGCTGTTTCCCGGTTCCTCCTCCGCCCGCTGCGGTTCCAGAATCGCCGCTTCCATCGTCCGGCTTGCCGCCGCTCCCGGAAGCGGCAAACTCCTTCTTTGGTCCCGTTCCAAAAATCATCCCTCCTATGTCGATTCCTTTTTCTCTGCCGTACCGAACAACCTCCGCCATCTCGTCAATGGCCTCCTTCCAGTCCTTACCGTACTCCGCGCACAGCTCCGGAAACGTCTTTTGTCCTGTCTGCAAGGCGATCTGGTTCGCCGTGGCCTCCTTCACCGGCTCAATCCATTTCTTCGGGGCCTTTACCCAGGTGTGATTCAGATAGTCGTCCTTCCGCTCCCAGAAGTCCGGGATCTGAAACAGCCCGGAGAGCACGCCGGAAATGACAAACGCCTCATACACCTCGCTCATGAAGGTAGTCAGCAGCTCGATTTCCTCCGCATAGGTCGCCTCGTCCTCAATGGCGTTCTGGCGGGCCGAGGAATAGGTTGCCTGGGTCATATCCCGGCTCACCGCCTCGTAGCTCAGGCCCTGCCCGGAGGCAATCAGGCCCTGTTGGGTCTTGAGGAAGCCCGCGGCGTCGGTGGCGGTGTTCTTCGGGTCAATGATCTGCGCCTCGTCCCCCGCGCCCATTTCCATGATCATGCCGGGATAGACCGTTTTTCCGGCATAATCCACTTTGCCGTCCGGCCCCTGGACAAATCCCCGGCCAGGCGTTCCGCCGGAGGGCAGTGCGCGCTTAATCAAAATTGCCAGGATGGCCGACAGCCGTTCCTTCACCGCAACCGCCGTAATAAATTCGTTTACATCCCGAATCCGCGTGACGGTGGAAGCCAGATCGGACATCTCCCGCAATTGACTGGGCCGCCGCTTCGATTTGTAGAAAAACACGTCTTTGGCGTCCACGAACACCGGCTCCATGGTTTGATAGCCCTCCAAATCATATTGCCGGAACCAGCAGCCAACCGGACGGCGGTATGCATCGTATTCAATCCCGCCTACGACCTTGTTTCCCCTGTGCCTGGGCGCAGATTGAGAGACATCCAGTTCATCCACTTCCAGGCATTGGAGCTTGAAGGGAACCAGTCCGCCGCGGGTGTAACGGAACAAGATCAAAATGCCGCCGTCCACCTTCTTCCGCTCCACCATCATCCGCAGGATTTCGTTAAAGCTCTGTTCTCCGGTAACGTCGCAATTCCGGGCGTCCGTCCACCGTTTCCACGCCTTTTCCAGCTGCCCGTCCAAGCCGTCGCCGCCGGTAAGGGCCCGAAGGGTATACCCCCGGCCCACCACGTTCCGCGTATAAGCCGACAGGACAGCCAAGGCAATATCGCTGTTGCGTTCCAGGTCCCGCGCCCTGGCCCGCACCACGTCCCGGCCCGGACGGTCCGTCAATTCCGCGCTTTCATTCACGACCCGCCAGCCGGAGTTGAGCCGCCCGCCGCCCGCGGCGTCATAGCTTTTTAAGCACTCATGGTACTGCCGCCACGCCGCCCGCCCGCAGCCCCAGCGGGGCGACACGGCCATAATCAGGTTGTCCAGCCAGCCCAAAGGCATCACCTCCCATCAAAACGGGCCGCATACGTCCTGGGCAGGAGCTCGTTTGCACCCTCCTGGGCGGCCTGGGCCGCCAGATCGTCCCGCAGAGCTTTCAGCATCGCCAGGTCCGCGCGGGTCACGGACCGGCTGCCCAGCCGGTAGCTCTGTCCGCCCGCCAGCACAGCCGCAATCGCCGCATTCACCTGCGCCAGCTGTTCCGTCAGGGTTGTCCTTCCGTCCATATCGCGCCCTCCTTCATCCAATTCTCATCCTTGCGTATCCACTCGGTTCCCCGCTCAGGTTCCGAAGCCGGGGCAGACGGGGGAATCGGTGGATTCTCCGCCGGGAGCAGGTTCAGCGACCGCACGCCCATCACATCCGCCGCCGCGGCCGCGTACACCTCCGCATCCAGGTAGTGATTGTTTGCGTGGGAGCTTTTCAAAACCCACTTCTGCACCACCCGGCTCCCGGACCGTTCCGTAATCTTCTGCTCTGCCGTCACCTGTTCCGCATAGTCCAGATCACAGTCCCGATCTACCATCCAGGACCCCGTGCCGTTTGGCCGCCTCATTCTGGCCGCAATCATGTCCTTGTATTTTCCGCCGTCCACCAGTACCAATTGCATTCCATTTGCCTTGCTCCCAGCCTTGTTGACGGTGGAAATCCGGTAATGCGCCTGCATCGTTGGCATACCCTTGCAGGGCAAAGCCCACTCCGAATTGGCAAGGCAGAATTCATAGACGAAATCCGTCTGGTCGCCGCTGTCGATCAACGCCAGATTCACCAGCATTTTCTCGCCGTTTTCTTTGGCGTACTCCATGTTCATCACCTGCGAAACCTGCTGAAAGGACAGCAGCTGTCCACAGGCCACCTTTTGACTGGTCATGCCGGCCCCCCAGGCCCGGACCGTCCAGTAAAAACTCCCCTCCTGCACATCCACGCCGCCGGTCAGCAGCTGCGTCCACTCCGGCAGTACCCGCGCCGGGAGCTCTGTCCGCCGTTCCAGAACCAGGTCCGCGCTGGTTTTCAGCTTCGTATCCTCCCAAGGTTCCGCCAGCCAGGAGTTGACGAAGTTTTGCAGAAGTTCCGGATCATCCTTGGCCTTCATGAACGCCTCCGCAATCTCCGCGAATGACGTAAAGGGGGAATACAGCGTAGAAATCCAATAGGCTATGCTTTTGGCGTTTTGGGAGGAACCCCGCACCGTCTGCCACCGGCCTGCTTGGAGCATGGGGCCCTTGTCCCGGTCTGTGATCACACCCTCGCACGCCTGGCAGCGGTAAACAGCTCGCGCGGCCCGCGCCTTCCGGTCCGGCAAGGTTTCCTTATCCGGCCATTTCAGCTGGGCAAATTTCAGCTCCATGTATTTGCCGCAGTGGGGACAGGGAACGAAATAATGCCGTTCCTCATCCGCCCCTTCCTTCTCCCGCCAGATACGCCCCGATTTCATGGTGGGCGTGGAGGTCATGAAAATTTTGCGGTTCGTGGTATACGTCTTGGTTCGCTCTATGGCAAGGCTCACGGGGTCCGCTTCTTTTTTGGAAGCGCCGGGGTATTTGTCCACCTCGTCCAGAAACAGATAGCGGATGTTGGTGGACGCAAGGTCCGCCGGAGAATTTGCGCCGTTGAGATAGACGGTCATATCCCGGAATTTTAGCCGCAGCTTCTTGCTGTCCTTTTCCAGATAATTCTCCGCCAGAGGCTTGCAGCTGCGGATCATAGGCTCCAGCTTTGCCTCCACCGTCCGCTCTGCCAGATCGTCGGAAGGATACACAATCATCGCCGGGGCCGGGTCCTGGCAGATCACCGCGCCCAGGATGTTTTCCATTGCCGACGTACCGCCCACCTGGGTCGGTTTGACGAAGATGATTTTTTCTGCGTCCCTACCGGTTGCAGCGTCCATGATCTCCGTCAAATACGGCGTGACGCGGTTCCGCCAGGGGCCGGGAATGGCGTTCCCGGGCGGCAGAACACGGTTTTCCTCCGCCCATCGGGAGGCTGGAAGGCAAGGCCGCGGTCGAAGCGACTCCACCGCCTGCTTAATCCAGGCGGGCACATAGATCGGGGCAACGTTATACTTGGTCATCCGGCCTTCGCGCCCTTTCCCAGTTCCAGAACGGCGTCGGCAAAGGTGTTCAGCATAGCCTCCATCTCCGTCCGCATAGCGCGTTCCATGGCTTTCGCCGTCACCACATCCACCTGGCCCGGGATGGACCGTACCGCTCTGGCGGGCATGTCCAGGGCAAACTGCCGGAAGGAGCGCAGGAATTCCGCCAGCTCCCGCCCGGCGTTCTCCGTGTCCACGTATTTACCCGCGGCGATGGCGGTTTTCAGGCGGTGCAGCTCGCCCTGGCTCTCCTTCAGCTCTACCTCGGCCCGCAGCTTCTTCAGGCCCAATTCTTCCAAATCCGAGGCACAGCCCGCTTTTTCTTCCGCCTCCTGCTTCACGTGGGCAATATAACGCTGAATGGTCTTGCAGGTGGGGTATTTTTTCGCCTTCCACCCAGGCGGAGCCTCGGTTTCCAGTACGCCCCGCCGAGCAAGACTCTGGATAGTGCGGCCAGACCGGCCAACCAGTTCCCCAATGGCATCGGCGTCGGCCCAGCCGGGGACGGCGGTCAGGATGGCCGCTTTTTCCACGGGTTTCCCGTTCGTTTTTTTCGCCATGTGCGGCCCTCCTTTCCGATTTCGCAGTTTGCCGCGCTGAAAATTTCGCTTTTTTGACGCTCCGTTTTTGCATCGTTATCCCCCTACGGGGATAAGAATTTGCCTTTTTCCCTGAAAAACGAAACGAAACCGCCTGAAAAAACAATTCTTTTCTGAACGGAAGCGCCGGGCCTCGCTGTCCCCGCGCCTCTGTCCCCGCCAGGAAGGACCCGCCGCGGGCTATCACCTCCACAGGCTGGATCTGACATGGCCAAAACAAAAAGCCAAGGCCAATGACGACACATCGCTGTGTCAATCACTGGCCTTGGCTCTCAAAGCACGCGCCCTTGTGAATGTCGATCAGGATTTCTTTTTTGCACACCCGGCAGTAAGCGGTTACCCGCTCGCCCTCGGCGTCTGGCCGGACCTTCATCATCCGCCCGTTTTTCCGGCAGAGAGGGCATAACAGCCACCCGTCTCTCACTGTCAGCATTTTACCATATTTGGTTCGGCTTTGCAATGACTTACACGCTCCATCCCTAAAGTTAATATGATTCTCAAGCCTGAAAAATTTAATAAAAAGCTATTTCTTTTTTCGACGCCGCCGGTGTTTTGCACGCTGTCCACTTATTGCCGCTGCGCCGCTGCGGGAAATATATTTAATGTAACGGTAGTGCCCATAAGCCGTTTTAACGTTACCTGTATCCGCCAGACGAATGACCCGGCTTTCCGGCGGCATCTTCAGCGGCGTATCATCCGGCACCCGGAAACACTCCCGCTCCGGCTTCCGAAGGTTCCGGCTCCCGGACCAGAGCCGTAAGCCTACCTTATCCCGCTGTTCCTTGCACAGATACCGCGCCAGAGTTTCATAGTGCTTTTCTTTATCTACCCGAATGCTGCGGAACTCCACGTTCCCCTGGCCCCATTGTTTCCGGATCTGCTCATAGTCCTCGCCGGTGGCGTTGACTATGACATGATGGTGGAAGCGGCCGTCGCCGTGTTTGTGCTCGGTAACATAAATATAACGGAGGTCCTGATCTTTGCCTTGCCGCTCTTTTCGCAGTCGTTTCCAGAACGCCTTGATTTGCTTGAGGGCTTCCTGCCGGGTGGGCGGAAGGTGTTCATCGTCATAGGTCAGCGTGGCGAAGATGTCCTTCTGTCCAAAATTGGCAGCTATCAGCAGCTCTAATTTCTGATAGGCATATTTCAGATTCATCATTTGCTGGGCCTGGGAACTCAAAGCCTTCTTCCCCTGCCGGACTGCGCGGCTGTCCCGCGGGTGCGGGGCGGGATATACCGCCTCCACCACCAGCGGACCGGCCACAATGATTCGCTTGAATTTCGACATGACGGCAGTCTGCCTCCTTTACAGTTGCAGACCGTCGCCCTAAAGGCCGTCGTCCTTTTTCGCAATTATTTTGTATGGTTCATCGCCGGGGGCTTGGATTCCGTCCAGTATACGGTCAGCTTTTGAAGCCCGCACTGGACGGCGTGCTCATAATCCGGCGTGTAGATGTCTATCCAGTTGCCCTTAACCCCGGTATCAGTGGCCCGCAACCGCTCCACGCTGCCGTCGGCGTACTGGACGTAAACCGCCGAATGCAGCGGGATCACTTCCGGGTCCACCGCGCAGGTGACGCCTGCCTCCACCGGAAGACCGCTGGCTGTGACGCCATAGGCCGGATGATCCGGCGATTTGCCGCAGGTGTCTTCCGTGTACCATGTAACAGTACAATTCTCAATCACATGCGCCTCCGGGGGCGAGCTGGTGGAAGAAGTTTCCGCCGGGTCCGGCTCGGTTCGCTCTTTCGGAAACGGGATGACCTGGACAGCAGGTCCGGGCGGCGATTCCACCACAGGT